CCTGATCGTCCAGACGGCGCAGGCGGACGGGCACGCCGTCACGGTGGGCCTGGAGATCGAGGGCGGCAGCGGCGGGCTGGCGCAGTTTCACGCGCTCGAGAAGCGCCTGCGGGCGCAAGGCTACCGCGTCGTCGGCGCGCGCCCGAGCTCGATGACGGACCGCGAGGCGCGCACCATGACGCGAGGCAGCGCGTCCATGTCGGCCAAGACCAGCCGCGCCGACCCGGTCGCGTCGTGCCTCGAGCGTGGCTTTCAACGTCGCGGCGAGGGACCGGACACGGGCGCACCGTGGCACGGCGTCGACGCAGGCAAGGCCGTGCACGACCAGACCGACGGCATCCGGCTCTTCGCAGGCCCGTGGACAGCGGACTACCTGAGCATCGTTGAAGGCTTCCCTGACGCCGCGACGTGCGACGAGGTCGACGCTACCAGCGGCGCATGGGCGTGGCTCGAGGCACACCCGCTAGGCAACCGTCAGCCGTTTGGTAACATTCCGCAGCGCCGCAACGTCACGCACGACGTGCACCCCGACGACCGGCAGGAGCGGACCGACCGATGGCTTATGCCATGAGCTAGCAGGCAACCACAGACATGGTCATCTACTTCGCCAAAACGTATCGCCCGCCCGCAGGTGCCAAGGGCAACGCCAAGAAGGTGCTGCGCTGGCGGGAGGAACACGGCGACGCAGTGCAGGGCATGACGCGAGTCGGATGGGTCCGAGCCCGGCAGCTTGCCAGCGGCAGGCCGATCAGCGCGGAGACCGTCAAGCGCATGGCTGCTTTCAACAGGCACCGCAAGAACGCCGAGGTCAGCGCCGAGCACAAAGACGAGCCGTGGAAGGATGCGGGATACGTCGCTTGGCTGGGATGGGGCGGCACGACCGGCATCGAGTGGGCTATCCGCACCAGCGCATCCATGCAGGACTAATCTGCTACACTGCGCGCACCATAAGGCGACAGCATGACGACCGAGCTACGAGTTCAGAACCAGAGCCAGAACCTCTACGTCCGCGCGCTGTCGACGGCCTACCGCAGCGGCATCCAGGTGCACGACCCGAGCCTGTGGCTGCTCCGCGAGCCCGAGCTCGAGGAGAAAATGCTGCGAGACGCCGACATCGCTCACGCGGTCGGATACCGGCGGCACCTCATCGCTGGCCAGCGGTGGAACTGTATTCCGCGCGTCACCGGCAGTCCGCGCGCCGACTTGTCGGTCGGCATCGCCAACGAGCTGATTGACGGCATCCAAGACTTCACGCAGGCGCGGCTCAACCTTGCGCAGGCGTTCTTCTCCGGTGCCCGGTTCGGCACGATCCACGGCAAGGTGCGCACGCTGACGATCGGCGACGGCAAGCCTCGTCGCTGGTGGTGCCCGGTGCGGATCGAGGACCACGACAAGCGGCTGTTCCGCATCGTGCCGCAGCACGGCGAGACGCTCACCGCCAACTGGGAGCGGTGGGACGTATACGGTCAAGAGTGGCAGACGCAGAGCGTGCAGGACGCCGCGCACACGATCCGGCATGTCTACCAAGACGACGAGGGCACGCTGGGCCACGGGCGCGGGCTGCGCGAGGCGCTGGGCTGGTGGTGGTATGCCAAGACGCAGGTGTTCCAAGAGAGCTTGCAAGCGGTCGAGCGGTTCGCTCAAGGCATCCTGACCGCCAAGGTCGACGGCGCGCGCGACGCCGAGACCGGCCTGCCGAACACGGAGCTGATCAACCAGTGGCGCGACGTGCTCGAGGATCTGCGTAGCCGGCACGTCTTGGTCTACGACAGCAGCGACACGGTGGAGAGCGTCAGCGTCAGCGGCGAGGGCTGGCAACTGATGAACACGATCCGCGACGAGCTACGGTCGACGATCTACACGCTGATCATGGGCGCGAACCTGACGACCTCGGCCAACGACGGCGGCAGCTACGCGCTCGCGCAGATCCAAGAGAACAGCACCGAGGCGCTGATCCAATACGACCGCGAGACGCTCGAGGACACGCTCACCGACGACCTGCTCGGCTGCATCTGGTGGAAGAATCACGCCAACCTGCAAGAGCTCGGCATCGCCAACGAGAAGCCGCGCTTCAACATCACGCAGGAGAAGCGGGAGGATCCGCAGGAGCGCGCCGCAGTCGCGCAGGTGCTTGCCAGCATGGGCGTCGAGCTCTCGCTCGAGGACGTGCTTGAGCAAACTGGATTCCGCAAGCCTGAGCCCGGCGAGGAGGTCGTCAGGAGCGCACCAGATCCGGCCTCGTCGCTATTCGGTGGTCTGGGCCTCGGCACCTCACAGCCCGAGACCGCAGAGCCCGAGCAACCCGCCGAGCCCGTGGACCTGCAAGAGACGGCGCTCAACGGCGCTCAGGTGCAGGCGGCGGCGGACATCATCGACCGCGTCGTCAATGGGCAGATGCCTAGCGGCACTGCGATCCGAATGCTCACTAGCATGTTCAACCTGCCGCTTGACGAGGCGCAGGCCATGGTCACCGAGGCCGAGCAGTTTACCCCGACACCTCAAGCCCAGGTCTGATGGCGAACGTCTACGAGCGCATCGACGACGACAAGCAATTCCTCAACCGTCACCTCGACACGGTCGGCGACGGGACGGGATCGCACGATGCCAACGTAGACGGCAGCGAGGAATCTGATCTGGGGCCGCAACTGTTTCGGATCAACCCGCCGACCGATGGCACGCATGTCATCCACAGACTGCACGTCGTCGTCGAGGATCAGGGCAACTTCCAGACAGCGACCTACGGCGCGCTGGCCACGCTGAGGAACGGGTTGCGCGTCGGCTACTTCAACACGACGACCAACGCGATCGTCGACGACCTCACCGCAGGACATCCGATCAAGACCAACTTCGACTGGTCGCTGCACGCCTATCCAGCGACGTTGAATGCGTGGGGCGGCGGCAACCAGCACCTTGTTGCCATCTGGGACTTCGCCGAGGACGGATGCAGCCTGCACGTCAACTCGCTACAGCCCGATCGGTGTTTCGGCGTCGAGGTCCGCGACGACCTGACCGGCCTCATCGCGCACGAGTTCATCGTTTACGGCTACACGGTATGAACACAGACAAGCTGCTCGAGGACGTGTCTGGCCGCTACGCGCGGCTCTACTTCGCAGCCATTCACGAGCTCTACGTCGCCAAGGTCCGCGACGACCGCGTCAGCGCCCGCGCCGCGCGCGAGCAGCTTGCCAAGGTCATGGCCGAAACCATGGGCGTCGGCGAGATCCTGGGCGCTAGCCTGCTGTTGCAGAACCTCAAGCGCAGCGCCAAGTTCGCCGCAGACGAGCCGACGCAAACCCTGCTGCCGCGCGTCACCTTCGACGAGGCGCTGCAAGACATGGTCGAGCGCGCACCCGTCACGCTGGTCGACGCAGCCGAGCGCACCGCGCAGCGCATCGCGCAACTCTACAGCGAAGACGCGGTCATGGCGTTCGTGCGGTCGGCGGAGGAGAGCGTTACCAGCGAGGCGCAGAAGTTCATCGAGCGCGCGCTGCGCGACGGCGTGCCCGAGGGCGAGGCCGGCCAGCGGCTTGCCATGCGCGTCGACGACATCCGCGTGCAGTCGCAGGCGTGGTCTGAGGGCTACGCGCGGATGGTCTTTCGCACCAACATCAACACCGCCATCAGCGCCGGGCGGTTCCGGCAGGCGCAAGATCCAGACATCCAAGAGGTCGCGCCTGCGTTCCGATTCGACGCAGTCGGCGACGGCGACACGCGCGACAACCACGACGCCGCTGACGGTCTGATCATGTCGGTCAGCAACCCCGAGTGGCGCAAGATCGCGCCGCCGCTGGGCTACAACTGCCGATGCCAAGTCGTGCATGTCACGCGGTCAGAGCTCGAGAAGATGGGCCGCATCCGCAAGGACGGGAGCTTGATCGAGGACAAGGTGCCTAGCGGAGCGTTTGCCGACCCTGGATTCCGACACGGTGGGCGGCCTGACCTTGCATCTGTGAGGACGTAGTGCGCGAGGACTGGAGCAACACGCAGGCCAAGTTCCGCCGCATCGCCGCGACCATGGGCGTCAGGCGGATTGCCAAGGAGCTGCCAGCGCACCATGCTACGGTCTACCGGCTAATCCGAGGCGACACACAACAACCGACGCACGCGATGCGTGCTGCCATCACCAGAATCGTCAAACAACACGAGAAGCCATGAGCACCGCTCCCTACTTCCACAAGCAGCACGTCAAGATCGTCGCCAGCGTCGCGACGGTGCAGAACTCGGACATCCTCGAGTCCGACTTTCAGAAGGTCTACGACGACAGCATCATCCGTGTCACGGCGTGGGGCGGCGCGATGAACCTGCGCTTGATCCCTAATAGCGGCACAGGCGTTAGCATCTTTGGAGGAGTCAACCTCGCCGGCAATCTCCGATACGAGGAGTTCAATCTGGACAGCGGCAGAACGTGGAACGTCCAGACGAGCACAAGCGGCGGCATCGTCCTCAACTTCCTGCTGATCGAAGAGGTGCGACTGTGACGCAAACCGTGCAGGGATACAGGGCTACGCGCAACACGCAGGGCCATCTAACGATCCACGACGTGCCGATCTTCGTCGAGTGCGAGCGTGGCGATGTCTGCTTCAACGCAGACTGGATCCAAACGGCAGTAGCCAAGGCCAAGCAAGCGGCGACCGAGGGCTACCTGCCGCCGCTGCACATCCGGCACCACGACGACGGGCCGGTGCCCGAGCCGGCGGGATTCTTCAAGATCACGCGCACGGGGCCGATCACCTTCAAGGGCAAGACGCGCACAGCCATCTTCGCCGACCTCGTCATCACCCGACCGTGGGTTGAGGAAGACGTGCTGGCAGCTCGCCTGCCATACCGCAGCGTCGAGATCTTCAACGTCGACAAGCCTGCGATCGACAGCCTCGCGCTACTGGATCACGAGCCGCCATACCTTGAGCTGCCGATGCTCATGGTCGCGGACGTCGAGGAGCCGAGCACGCTCAACGTGCCCACCAGCGGCCAGACGGTGCGCGTCGCATCTGCGACTTTCGCCAACCCCTACCTTGCACAAGCCACACATGCCGAGGATGGCGTGGTAGCGTGCTTCCG